CATGCAGATACTGAAGGACTTAACTTTAGAAATGCATATAAGAACGCTGGCTATAAACTAGCTGAATGTTTAGTCTGGGTTAAGAATGCTTTAGTGCTTGGAAGACAAGACTATCACTGGAGACATGAACCTATTCTTTATGGATGGAAAGAAGGTGCAGCTCATTACTTTGTTGATGATCGTACACAAGATACCATCTGGGAATACAACAAACCTAGAAAGAGTGAAGAGCATCCAACCATGAAACCTCTTGAACTTGTTGGAAAAGCTATCAGAAATTCATCAAGACGTCATGAATCTATTTTAGATTTGTTTGGCGGTTCAGGTTCAACCATGATCGCAGCCGATCAATTAGATCGTAAATCATATCTGATGGAACTTGATGAAAAGTTTATCGACGTTATTGTGAAACGCTATATCAAACATAAAGCGACAAATGAAGCGTGCTATTTAATTAGAAATGGAAAAAGGTCTCCACTTAGCGATTTTGATTACTTTGAAAATAAGTCACTATAGTAAAAAAAGTACTTGCTATTTAGTCCCTTTAGAGTGATATATGTAGTAACCAAAAAAAGGAGGCTATATATGTTTAAGGAATTTAATGCACATCCGAAAGGAATCAAAACAAGCGATTGTGTTGTACGAGCACTTGCAACTGCAAGAGCCACAGATTATTTAGAATGCAGAAGAAAACTGAATCGAGCAAAAAGAGAACTTGGATACTCAAGTTATAAAGACACAAAGTTTTTATATGATTACTTAAAGACTTATCCAAGACTTATATTCAAACCAGTAAAAGGGGAGCCAAGAATCAAAGGTAGTGACTTTACAGAGTTGCATCCAAAAGGAACTTACATCTTAAAAATGGCAGGTCATATCACAGCATGTATTGATGGAGTGATACTTGATACTTGGGATTGTACTTATCGTTCGGTTTATACAGCATGGGAGATAGCGAAATGAAAGTAAACTTTATTAGAAAAGCAATACCGGATGAACTACTTCCACAAGATGAGTTCATCATTGAAAAAGAGATTATCATTGATGAGGATTTATTTGAAACATTCATACACGATCCGCTTGATGATTATGAGTTTATAAAAGAAAATATTGATGTGATGTATTGCGATAGCGAGGAAGTGTTCCATTGTATCTTTGTAACAAGCAATGAACATGACTTTGGAATCCTTGTTGAATGCGAAGGATATCATTACGCAAGATACACAGCATATTTACCAAAATCAGTACTTAGGAGCGAATAGGCTCCTTTTTACTCGTTTATAAAGGAGATGGATTATTATGCAAGTAGTAACAAGTGAGTCGGTTTTTAGTGGACATCCTGATAAGGTTTGTGACCAAATTAGCGATGCAATTTTAGATGCAATATTAGAACAAGATAAGAATGCAAGAGTAGCAGTTGAGACAGCAATCAAGGATGATTTAGTATTTGTTTTTGGAGAAGTCACTACAACTGCGAAAGTTGATTATGCAGACATAGCAAAAAGGAAACTTCATGACATTGGTTATGAAGAGAGTTTTAGAGTGATGGAAAAGATAAGCAAACAGTCACCAAATATCGCTCTTGGAGTTGATTCAAGTGAATCACGTGAACAAGGTGCAGGCGATCAAGGGATTATGTTTGGTTACGCTTGTAATGAAACACAAGAGTTAATGCCACTACCTATCATGTTAGCGAATCAAATATCTAAAGAGATGGACCAGATTCGTAAAGAAAAGTATTCTCACATCTTTGGACCTGATGGTAAATGCCAGGTATCAGTAGCATATAAGAATGGTAGACCAAAGAAAGTTCAAACGATTGTAGTATCTGCACAAACAAAACCATGGATTAAGAAGGAACTGTATGAAGATTTAATTATCAATGAGGTTCTTACAAAAGTCTTTGACTTTGATACGATTGTAGAAGCTGAAGTATTAATCAATCCTACTGGAGAGTTCATTATCGGTGGACCTTATGCTGATTCCGGATTAACTGGTAGAAAGATTATTGTTGATACATATGGTGGTTATGCTAGACATGGTGGAGGAGCCTTCTCAGGCAAGGATGTAAGCAAGGTTGACCGCAGTGCGGCTTATTATGCTAGATATGTAGCAAAGGCCGTTGTAGGGGCAGGTTTGGCCACACACTGCGAGGTTCATTTGAGTTACGCAATAGGTATTGCAAAGCCAATAAGTGTTTTAGTAAATACGTTTAATACTGGTGTTACATCTGATGATGAGATACAAGCTCTTGTGAATCATGTGTTTAACTTCAAACCGGATAACATAAGAAAAGAACTCAACTTAGATAACGTTAAGTTCCAAGAGTTAGCAAAGTATGGACACTTTGGTAGAGAAGATTTAAATGTTCGCTGGGAACATGTAGATGATAAGATTGCTGAATTGAGAAAGTTATATGAAAAAGCCTAAAGAACTCCATAGATTCTATAAATCTATTCCATGGAAAATAGCTAGAGAAATTAAGATAAGAGAAGTTAATGGAAAGTGCGAACGATGTGGTGCATTGGGTGAAGAAGTTCATCATGTAGTTAGACTTACAATTCAAAATGTAATTGATCCAACGATAAGTTTGAACCAAGAAAACTTAGAATTTCTTTGTAAGGACTGTCACAACAAAGAGCATAATAGATTTACAAAAGAAAAAGAATTCAATAGTGATGGAAACTTTATTCCAAGATAACCTCGAATTTGTTTATTGAATTTGATATAATTAACATATTGAGGTGAATGATATGGATGAAATTAAAAAATCAATTGAGAATTACATTTCCACTAAAAATTACGGAAAGTATTTTAAAAACGTTAGAGTTAAAGAAAATGGATATGATTATACTGTTTATATTGATTATGAAAACTTAACGTCAAATAAGCTTATTAAAGCGTTAGAGGTTGACAAAAACAGAAAATATACAAACATAAATTATTCTAGTAATGAAATATTTATTGATGTTAAAAGTGCATTAAATAATCCAGGTTTAAAAGAGGTTACAGATTTTTTATATTTTGCTATGTTACCTTAGTCCCCCCATCCTAACTTGATAAATTTTTCGAGGGGTACCGCGTAGGGGGCAATTAAAAAACACAAGGCAGATTTTTTGAAAATCAGAAAAGAGGTTTTCAATATATATGAGTAATATTGAATACAAGCGATTAAAGTCGCTTTTTTCTTTGGTTGAGGAATCAAAGACAGAATTAGTAGATAATTTAATTTATCAAGCTGCATTCATGAAAGTGGAACTTGATAAGTTACAAGAGCAAATCAGAAAGCATGGAGCTATCCAAATATCTAGTAAAGGAACACAACGTCAATCTGAAGCAGCCAAATATTATACCAAGCTTGTGAACTCTTATGGAACTGTTATTAAAACACTGAATACAATTCTTGGAACGCAAGTAGATGATGGAGATGATGCATTTGATGAATTTCTTAAGAGAGCGAATGAATGAGTTATTTAATCGAATATTACAGTGAAATTACAAATGGTAATATCATCGTGGGCCAAGAACTCAAAACTCAGATAAATCAACTTATCGAAGATCTAAATAATCCGGTATATGTATTTGATGAAAAGCCTGGCAATTTGCGAATTAATTTCATTGAGACCTTTTGTAAACACACGAAATCACCATTTAATGGATTGCCTTTTATATTAGAACTTTGGGAAAAAGCAATCATTCAAACAGCATATGGATTTAAGATGGCTGGTTCAGGATTACGTAGATTCAATGAAGTCATATTGTTGATTGCTAGAAAGAATGGAAAAACAACATTTGTAGCAGGTATTGATTTAGCTGAATTCTTTCTTTCTAGCGGTGGTGTTGATATTGTGTGTGCATCAAATACAACAGAACAAGCAAACATTCTGTTTGAAGAGATTAATAATATGAGAGAACAATCTCCAGCTCTATCTAAAGAGACTCGAAGCAAAAAGAATATCTTTCACATCTACTCACCAAAAACGAAAAACAAAATAAAGAAACTATCAGCTCAATCAAGAAATAAAGATGGATACAATATTGAAGTTGGTTGTATTGATGAGGTTCATGAGATGACTGATTCAAAAGTTTATGATGCAATCAAACAATCACAATCAACTAAAAAAGAACCGCTCATATTTATTATAACCACTGAAGGGACAACTGTTGGTGGTTTTTTAGATAACAAACTAGATTATGCGAGAAAGATGCTCAAAGGTGAAATCCAAGATGATAGAGTCCTTGCTTGGTTATACACTCAGGATAGTACAAAAGAAATCTATGAAGACCCGTTAACATGGAAAAAATCAAATCCTAGTCTTGGAGTTGTTAAACTCAACAACTACTTAGAAGATGTCATGAATAAATCAAAGCACGATTTATCGACTAGAGTAACGATGCTTTGTAAGGATTTTAATATCAAACAGGCAGACTCTGGATCATGGTTATCATTTGATGATCTAAACAATGAAGATAAATACTCAATTGATGAATTAAGAGATTCATATGCGGTTGGTGGTGTAGATTTATCATCAACTACAGATTTAACTGCAGCAGTTCTGGTGATACAAAAAAAAGATAGCAACAAAAAGTATGTGATTCCACATTTCTTTATGCCAAGTGAAGTTGTAGAGAAAAGGATCAAAGAAGATAACGTGCCATATGATATTTGGATTAAAAAAGGTTTTGTAACTTTAACCGAAGGCAATCAAAATGACTTTAGTTTGGTGACTCAATGGTTCATGAAGATGATACAAACTTATGGTATCAGACCTTTATGGGTAGGATATGACCCGTGGAACTCACAGTATTGGATAAAAGAAATGGAAGACTTAGGATTTAATATGGATAAAGTAAGACAAGGTATCTACTCGTTATCTGAACCCATGAAAATCCTAGAAGCTGATCTAAAGAACAACCTAGTGAATTACAATAACAATCCAATCATGAAATGGTGTCTATCCAATACTCAAGCTAAGGTTGATTTGAATGGAAATATACAGCCATCAAAGCTTAATTCAAAATACAAACGTATAGATGGAACGGTAGCTTTAATAATTGCTTATGTTGTTTTAAATAGGTATAAGACAGACTATGAAAATATGATATAATCACCTTATAGAAGGTGATTATTTTGGAGAAATATAGAGTGTTGTTTGATGGTGAACTGGATATATTAGATGAAACATATGAACCCAAAAAACAGTCTAGTGAATGGAAAATTGATGAGAATGGTAACAAATACAAAAATGTATTTTTCAATGATAGATCTATTTACAGAAAAGGAAACATAAAAGTATCTATACCATCAAATGAGTTTTCAGGGCATAATTTGCCACATGTTCATATTGTTGTTGATAAACAATATAGCTTTTCAGTAGGGATTTCCCAAATTGAAATATTGGCTCCTAAAAAGGAATCACGATTGGATAAATCAGTGTTAGATTTAACTCACCTGAATATACAAATGTTTAGAAAAGAATGGAATAAAGTATCTTCAATGATGAAATTTGAGAAAGATGTGAACGATTTGTATACTGACAAATTGATTAAGACTTCGTAGGAGGTGCACATGGGTCTTATTAAAAGAAAAAGTAAAACTGGGTCATTTGATACAATCCAGTTAATTAGCAATTTAAATACATTTTATACACCTTTTGGGACGAGCATTTCAAAAAGTGATGTGGTGAAAATCTGTATTGATAGAGTCGCAAGCCAATGTGCTAAGCTCAAACCAAGATTCATCAAAACCGAAAACGATAAGACAGTGACCGAGAAAAAAGGTCGACTGTCTTTTCTTTTGAAGTATAAGCCAAATGAGATTATGACACCTTATGATTTTATCTATAAAACAATCACATTACTTTTGCTGAATGATAATGCATTTGTTTATCCAAAGTTCGATAGGGATTCAGGTGAGTTAAAAGGTATCTATCCATTAAGACCGATTACAGTTGAAATGATTGTTGATAGTGCAGATACTTATTTTATCAAGTTACTATTTGATAATGGTGAGTCCTATATCTTGCCTTATGAGAATATCATTCATTTAAGAAAGCATTATGGGCAAAACGACATCTTTGGTGGCAATGGATCAAGTGGTGATCATGAGGCCATTCTTAAAACAATCTCAATTAATGATAGTCTGCTACAAGGTATTGATAATGCGATTAAGTCCTCGATGCAGATTAAAGGGATTGTTAAGATGAACGGGATGTTATCAGAAGCTGATAAGAAAAAACAAAGAGAACTTTTTGATAGTGCTTTGTCAGACTCCGTTCATACAAAGGGAAGTTCTATCATTCCTATTGATTTAAAGAGTGAATACATCCCCTTAGATGTAGATCCTAAATTAATAGATAAAGATACACTAGAATTCTTGCAGTCAAAGATACTCGATTACTTTGGAGTATCTGTCCCTATATTTACAAGCAAGTACACAGAAGATGAATATAACTCGTTTTACGAGTCAACCATTGAGCCTT